GTCCGAATAACATACGACAAGCAATAACTCTAATAAGTGTAGATGCCGATACCATACGACCTTTACCGTTTAAAACCTTTTCAATTGGCAAGCACTCATACTTTACATTATCAGTAAACGGTGTAGGAGGTACTGCTCCAAGTGAAAGAGTTTCAAAGAAATGATTTAAATCTTCTTCAATACTCTCTGAATACTCACCCTTACGAAATTTTCCCCCGATGTATGATCCAATAAGCTTAGACTTATGTAGACCCATAGCAGAGAAAGGATAACCAGGTGATGTTTGTAAGTCTAATGGTTTAAAACTAGATCCCTCAATACCAAATATTGCTTGATCCATGTTATATGTTGTCTGGACAAAAGGTGTAATACTCTTATTTTCTAAATCAGCAAACATAGCGTCCAAGCAAGTAGCATAATGATTGAGAACTGACGGATCTATTTTAAAATCACGTGTATACTTTGCGCGAGCTTTATCATATACCTTAGGATCGTTACATTGAACAGGTGTAGTTGTAGGTTTCTTCATAGGGAACCTACTAGGTACCACAACAGAGTTACCCTTAACATATGTGTTAACAGCTGGTGTGACAGTTCCAATAACTTCTTTGATTGGGTCAGCGACATGTCGACCATGACATATATCAATCATGCGATCTAAATCACGTTTAGTGATAAGTGCGCCAAAACATGGACCAAACCCATCAGAACCAGCGGTATGTATACCGATGATCTTTGAACCAGAACCCTGTGACGAGTCTGTAACACCAACGTGACCACCACAATAACCAGCCCTAGTCATTGCAACATATGAAACACCAGCTTGCCTAGTTTCGTCAGTTTCTTCAGTTTCAACTATATAATGTGAAACACCAAAACCATTGTTGTAGTACTGTACTGTACCCTTAACATTTAAGAAACCAGAAAAGCGATGACGCATATTAGAAAGGTAACCAGTGATAAACTGTTCGGATGCCCATTGGCTTCTAAGATCTTTACAATCAGGAGCACTTGGCACATGAAACATTATTAGATCACGCTTAATATTCTTAGGTGATTTCATAATGACACTAAACGGAAATTCAATGACGTGCCCTTTATTATTTGTTAATTTAACATTAACGGAATCAGGATCTACATCATTTTCAAGCGCCTTAGCTAAAATCATTTCAGCAGTGTGACAATTCATAAGGAAACACTTCTCAGCGATAGCCGTTGCAATGGACAAAGTGACATCTGATCCAACTGTTATAAGCCACTGTGAGTTTGTAGATAGCGTCATACATTGTTCAAGTGATGTATCAGCTTGATTAACTATAGATTCATCATTAAATATGTCACGAGCACGTCTACGACTATCACGTTGGAAGGTCTTCTTTTTGTTACCAACTGGATTATATTGTGCTTGATTGGGTTGAGTCACAATACACTTCTGTTTCTTAGATGGTCCACCAAAGATATATGTCACTAACTTTATAAGTAACATTAAGGGAATGGCGACCTTAGAAGCTTGTAGAAATAAACTAAACATTTCAGACAAGAATAACTTAGTTTGTGACACAAACGTCTTAATATAATCATTATATATAGTCGCAATAGCATTCTTGATGGAAGATGAGATAGAAACAGTAGGTCTATTAACTATGGGTAAATCATCTAAAAGGAAGATAATCTCCAATGTTTGTTGGTCATATGTTTCTTCAAGTAAGGCGATAGGCGTAACATTGTTACCCATCTTAATTTG